GTCGGTGAGGAGGTGCGGCGCGAGATCGATCGTGCCGATAGCGCCGCCCGGCAGCAGCTCGCTCAGCTCCGCAAGGAGAACCTGCAGCTCTCCCAGATCGTGCGCCAGTCGGCGGTGTTCACGCCCGACGACTACAAGACGATCTTGGCTTGCTTGCATCCCGATAACAGCGCCAGCCAGGACAAGCGGGCCCGAGCCTTCGACCTGTTCAAGCAGAAAGAGCGGAGGCTGGTGGGCCAATGAGCATCGAGGCAAACACCAACGGCAGCTCGGCACCGTGGGGCATCCATCTGCCGGATGAGCAGCGCGAGCGGATCCGCCAGCGCAATGCCGGAATCGCTGCCGCGATCAGAGCGGGCCGGCCGCACGCTGAGATCGCCTACGAGTTCGGCGTGTCGAAGGCGACGGTGAGCAATGTCAGCCGCTTCAACGTCAAGGGGCTGCCCCGGTGGCGGAAGAAGATGCCACTGCCGCCGCTGCTGGCAAGCCCGGCCCGGGCCGACATTGTCCAGGCCGAGGCCGAGCTGAAGAAGGCACAGCGCGAGGTGCTGGTCGCCGAGGCGATCGTCTTGGAGGCTCGCGCCCAGCTGCTGCGCGAGAAGGCTTACGCCATCAAGTAGGACACTCGCTCGCCGGTTGTGTCCAGATTTGTGTCCAGATCGCGATTTAGAGCCCGGGAACCCAGCGTTTCCGGGCTTTTTGCGGATGATCATCGATCACCACTAATCCCTTTATCACTCAATGGCTTAGCTGAGTACAACCTATTGTATCCATTAAACTATTTCCATTCAGAAGCTTGACAGTGTTAGTATATGGATCTATATAGGAGGGAGTGGCTGTGTCCACTTCGTGTCCAACTCTGGAGAACCAAAATGACCAAGACCGAACTGAAGCATGAGTTTCGCCTCTACTACGCCGACCTCAAGGCCGCCGCTAAGCGCGAGGGCTTCAAGGTCGATCGCACCTACGAGGCCGAGCAGTTCATCGCCACCAAGATCGACAACGACGAGCTGCCGGCCACCGCCGCCAGCTGGACCATCTGAGGGGCTGCGGCCCCTCCCTTCCCCTCTTCTCAGGAGCAACTTCCATGACCGACCTTAACGATCATCCCTTCTCGCCCCAGTCCGTCGCCTTCGAAAGCGGCGCCCCCGGCCGCCGCGAGCGCGATTGGCTGCTGTGGTGCGCCACCGTCGAAACCGGCCTCGGCCACGACCTCGACGGCGACGAGGAGCAGGACGGCTACTCGATCGACTACGCCCACGATGCCTGGCGCCGCGGCGTCACCCCGGGCGCCTATCGCGACGCGGTGCGGATGCGCAAGGCGCAGCTCAGCCGCGCCTAACCCGAGGGGGCTGAAGCCCCTCTCCTCTTTTTCTGGAGAACTCCAATGTCCAAGAACTTTTCCGACGCCTACCTCGCCAGCCCGAAGCGCAAGGAGGCCGAGATCATCCCTGATGGCGTCAACGGCCTCGTCGTCCGCTGCGGCGCCAAGGGCGTGCATACCTTCATCGTCCGCTACCGCGACGCCAACGGCGCATCGCGGAAGGAGAAGCTCGGCAAGTACCCGCAGATGACGGTCGCCGAGGCTCGGGCCGCCGCCCAGGAGTTCGCCGATCGCCGCAAGCGTGGCGTGCCGATGACCAAGGCGCAGGCCAAGCCGAACGCCGGCATGACCATCGCCAACCTGCTCGACAAGTATGAGCAGGCCCGCCGCTATGACGGGCTGAAGACCTTCGCGAAGAGCATGCGGGTACTGCGCCGGGGGCTAGCCCCCTACCTCACGCTGGAGGTCGACGCCTTCAGGAAGAGCGACATGCTCGACGCCTTCGACCGCATGCGTGAGCCGCTGACGCCAGGTGGCGAGCCGCGCCTGGTCGCCGCCAACCGCTTCGCCGCCTACGCCTCGAAGCTGTGGACGTGGTCGATGAACCGTGACCTCGTGCCCCAGAATTTTTCCAAGGCTTGCGAGCGCACCAAGGAGAAGCCGCGCAGCCGCGTGCTGACCATGGATGAGCTGGCCGCCGTCTGGCAGGCAACGCTCACCCTGGAGCACACCGGCACTGGCCGGGGCCGTATCGCTCGCCGCAACTATGGCCGCATGGTCCGCTTCCTGATGCTGACCGGCCAGCGGCTCTCCAACGGCACCGAGCTCAGGCACCGCGACATCGTCAAGGGCGTCTGGACGCAGAACGAGAACAAGCGCGACACGCCGCTCGTCCTCACCCTGCCCGAGGCCGCGCTGGCCGAGGTCGGCACGGGCGATCCGGGGGCGCGGGTGTTCGCCTCGGAGCGGGGCGGGCTGCTCAACAACCTCTCCGCCTTGAACGACGAGGTGATCGCGCTGTCGGGCGTCACCGACTGGTCGCACCACACGCTCAGGCACACGATCGTCTCGCAGCTCGCCCGCGCCAAGGTGCCGTTCGAAGTCCGCGAGGCGCTGCTTCACCACAAGCTCAAGGGCATGGGCGCCATCGCCGCCGTCTACACCCACTACGAGTTCGAAGAGGAGATGCGCGACGCGCTAGCGCTGTGGGCCAAGATGGTCACCGGCCACGCCGGCCCGCCGCTGAAGGCCGTCGCCTAAGCTGTGGAAAATGCCTGAGCGTGCATAAATATGGGTCCAGATGATTTAATACATCATCGGACCCATTTTCTTTGTGCGAGGCCATACCGTTGGACACCTACGACCCGCCACACCCGCTCAAGCTCACCTATGCCGATCTAAAGAAGATGGGCCTCGTCGGCAGCCGGCCGCATTTGCTTGACCTGATCAAGCGCGGCACCATTCGCCCGCCACACAAGGACGGCGACAGCCGGCAGGCGCGGGCGTGGTGGTACTGGGACGAAATCATGGAAGACTTCGAAAACGAGCGGCAGCGGTTCAACGCCCGCTAGGTGCAATGAGCGGCGCCTATTACAACGAGATCGATCCATTCGCGGCGGCGTGGCTGCGCGAGCTGATCAAGGCGGGCCACATCGCTGCGGGGGAAGTCGATGAACGATCAATACTCGATGTGGCCGCAGGAGATCTCAGGGGCTTCGCCCAGTGCCACTTCTTCGCCGGCATCGGCGTCTGGAGCTACGCGCTCCGTTGCGCCGGCTGGCCCGACGACCGCCCCGTCTGGACCGGCAGTTGTCCATGTCAGCCGCTTTCGAGCGCAGGACTCGGGCGCGGCCATGCCGACGAGCGACACCTCTGGCCCGCTTTTCACGCACTCATCGCCGAGTGCGGCCCTGCAACGGTCCTTGGCGAGCAGGTTGCGTCAAAGGATGGGCGCGAGTGGTTCGCCGCTGTACGCGCTGACCTGGAGCGAAGTGGATATGCCTGCGGGTGTGCCGATCTTGCGGCTGCGGGCGTCGGCGCGCCGCATATCCGGCAACGGCTTTTCTTCGTGGCAAACGCCGATGGTCCACAACCGCAAGTCGGAGAAGGCGATGCGGGCGCACGCCGAGGGGGGCCAGTCGAGCCCGCCGGGGCTGGAGCAGCAGGCGCAGCTCGCGGGCTGGCCGACGCCGACACGCAACGAGTTCGAGATCGCGGACGTGGAGGCGATGCAGGCGCGCCGGAAGCAGACGCAGGAGAAGCACGGCAACGGCAACGGCTTCGGCCTGACGCTGGGCCAGATGGCCAGGACGGAACTGCCCGGCCCGGCGAGGGTGACAGCTTCTGGCACCCTGCTGACTGGCTGCTCTGCCGGGATGGACGCTGGCGGCCAGTTGAACCCGGCACATTCCCGCTGGCTTCAGGGACTGCCGCCCGCGTGGGACGACTGCGCGGCTATGGCAACGCGCTCTGCGCCCCGGTCGCTAAAAGCTTCATCGAAGCGGTGATGCTGGTGCGCTAGCGCCCGCTCGTGCGCGTCAACACCTTCACCTTGCTCTTGCGCCTGACGTGAAAGCGCGGCCGGGACAGCTGGTTCGTGAACTTGCACCAGGCGTAATTGTCGAAGCCGGAATGCTCGCTGTCTTCGATGAACTTCAGCCGGCCGACAGCGACGATGTCGGTGCAATAGTCGAGATGGCTGGCCGCCTGCTCGGTGAAGCACCAGTCCGCCTCCAACAGCAGCCAGGTCGGCCTGAGCTGGCGCAGGTGCTCGATCAGCCGGTGCAGCAGCCCACGGTTATAGGGCGGATTGGTGATCAGCGCGTCGACGCCGATCACGTTGTCGGGGTTCAGCGCGAAAGCATCGAGCCGGTCGACCAGATGCGAGCGTGGAGCGATGTCCGAGGCGCCGATGCAGGTAAAGCCGGCGGCGACCAACTGCTCAGTCAAGGCGCCGGAGCCGGCGCACGGCTCATAGAATGACTCCACGTCGTGCAGGTGCGGCACCAGGAAGTGGACCGCCTCCGGGGGCGTGTCATAGGCGTCGTGGAAGCGGCGTTCGAACTTGCCTTCGGCGCGTTTGGTCATGGCTGCGGCTGCCTTCTGAACAGCAAGCTGTCCCAGACCTGCAGCGGCCGCAGATGGTTGGTCGGCCGCGCGGTCGAGCGGTTGGCATGGAGCGATTTCTCGATCCAGCCATTCTTGGCGGCGCGCAGCATCACCGGCCCAAGGGCGCGCATCTCATGGGTCTTCACGCCGGCAGGCATGCGCTCCAGAACGTCATCGGTGGTGAGTACGGGCTTTTCCCGTGCTGTCTTCAGCACCGCCTCGTCGGCCGCCCGCTTCCACGCCTCATTGGCATTCTCGTCGGCACGGCCCATGCCGTCGTCTTTGCCGCGCTTGCCGTCATCGTCGTCTTTGCTCATCTCAGTCTCGCCTTCACTTCGATCAGAAACCCGGGCAGCTCAGTGGCGCCGCGATCGACCGCCTGCTGGGCCAGCTTGATCAGTGCTTCGGCGACCTCGTCGCTCCAGCGATAGGCTTGCAGCGCCAGATCAAGGTCGGTGATGCCGACCACCTCGCGCCGCTCGGTAACACTGGCCGCCCGGCCATAGCCTGATCTGATCTGGCTTTTTGGCTCGGGCACTGAAGGCACTGATTTCTCGACCGTGCCGAAGGTCGCCTCAAAGGCTTTCGCTTCGGCGGCGCGGCGGGCTTCTTCGGCCTCGCGGGCCAGGCGGCGCTTCTTCGATTCCCAGGTCTCGATCAGCGCCTTGAGGATATTGGCGGCGCCGAGCGCTTTCTTGACCGGCGGCATCCAGGCTTCATCGACATCCCTCGCGGCCCTGAGGTGCGGCGCCTTCAGCTCCTCGCGCTTCTTGTCGACGATGGCGCGCAGCTCCAGCAGCCGGGCACGCAGCGACTGTGCCCGGGCGGCAGTCTCGTCGTCGTCTATCTCGCGGTAGGTGCGGACCTGGTCATGCAGCTCGTCGATCTGCGCGACCTCGTCCTGACCGTGACGGATATTGTCACCCATCTGCGCCAGGCCCTCGTCAAGGTCGGGCCAGGCGCCGCCGTCACGGACGATGTGATACCAGTCCTCCCGGATCGGCCGGCGAGCCACCGCCAGCCAGATGCCTTCGTGGCGGCGGTGGTGGATCTCTTCGCCGCCGACCGCGATGATCGTATCGTCCTCATCCTTCCAGATTGCCACCGGGGCGCCGTCCTTGGTGCGGTAGAAGCCGCATTCCGGCGTCGAGGTGACGGTGAAGTCGCGACTGTGCAGGCGCTTTGGATCGGCTAGAGCGGCCCGCCAATAGGCATAGGAATCGTCCTCGTAGTCGTCGTCATCCATAGCCCCGTCTCCGATTGATTTGGGGAAACCTAACCATTAATCTGTGGCCTCGCAACCATATCTTATGACGGAGTTGTCCGCATGAAGTCGCCTAAGAATCCCCTGCGTAAATGGCTGCTGACGCAGCCCCGAGAGGTCAATCAGTCAAGCATTGCGCGGACGTTGGGGATCGACAGAAGCTATGCCTCGGACCTTTTCGCGGAGCGCTGCACGGTGTTTCCGTCACTGCGCTTGGCCTTCCGCATCGAGGCGCTGACCGGCGGTCGCGTCACTGCCAAAATGCTTCACGATTTCATTGCCAAGAACCGGCTGGCTGAAGAGGCCGAGGCGGCATGAAGCTTGGCCAGCCGGACCTATTCACCAAGCGCGTGCGCAAGGGGCCGGCGCCGAAGGAACGGGCACTGCACATCGCCGTCGCCGACACGCTGGCGTGGGGGATTTCTCCCGGCTGGCTGTGGACGCATTTTCCGGCCGGCGAGTTGCGCGCCGACAAGACCGCGGCGCTGTTGAAGCGGATGGGGACGCAGGTTGGCTGGTCCGACTTCCTGCTGGTCGGCCCGCCACTAGGGCGCCTGCACGCGCTGGAGCTGAAGCGGCGCGGCCTCAAGCCGTCCGAGGCCCAGCATGCGTTCATGGACGCGGTGGTGGCGGCGGGCGGGGTGGCCGAATGGACCGACAACTACGATGCCGCGATCGCCGCGCTGCGCGCCTGGGGGGCGCTCTCCGACCGGCTGCTGACGCCATGACAAGGGTCAGGCGGTGATGGCTAGGAAGCGTCGCCTACGCCGCGGCAGCAACAATGACTGGTCGATGTGGCTGCTCAACGAGGACGATCTTGAGGACGCGCAGGAGATGCTGTGGCGGGGCCACTGCCCGGCGCGCTACGTCCGCTATGACCGCGAGGTCTATCCGAAGTGGTCGCTGGTGAAGCATTACAGCCCGCAGGAATTGCGCGCGATCGAGGCCGAGCTGCGCGCCGAGCGCAAGGCAGAGCAATTAAAGCGGGCGGCCTTCTGGGACGAGCAGCGGCGGCTGGCCGCTACCGGGCACCAGTTCCGCTGTGAGCGCTGCCGCCGGACGTTCTTCTCACCGATCGATGACGCCGAGGTCGAGGCGGAATTCCTGGCCACCTTCGGGGTGCCGCAGCCGGCCGATTGCCTGGCGGTGTGCGAGCCGTGCTTTGAGGTGCTGATGGCGATAAGGTCGGCTGAAGCCTAAAGAGGGGACTCATGCTGCATGTCATTT